CTACCATAATTTATCCTTACCTCGTGCTATGGCATTGTAATCCCGTACAGAACAGTAGGTGATACGAGAGACATCGGTAATTAAAATAACTTCACCTATAAGGGGGATAGTTCGACCGACGAAGGTACTGATTTTAGCAACCATTCTGCGTTCTGCTGTCCATGGGGTGTAACCTCCGACCCACGTTGGTAATTTGATCCCAAAAGGAAATTTTGCTGTTTTAAACAGCCCTCTCATAGACTGAGATACTCGTGATGTGCCTTGTTTCGCTCCAGCAGGTTTCGCCCTGGTTTTCTGATTATTCACCCCACTATAGAGGGCAACCACAGCGGCAATATCCTGAATGCCGAAATGATTCGCAGTATTCATTACAAAAACCATGAAAAAAGCTCAGAGGCGGTAAGGTTGGATCGCCCTGCATAGAAATATGCTCCGTTAAGCTCTTCAACTGTATCCATACGTTACCCTCGACGCTTTTCTTGTTTGAGGAGGAACCGGCCACAGGATTAACGGAATACAATTCTTCAGAAGGGGCGGCCAACGAACCGTTTTCTATATTAAGAAAATTCTCTCTTTAGTAAACAGAAGAAGTGAACGTATTTCTTCTCATTTGAGAATGAACGTAACCTGATAAAGTCTCCCGTGCTCTGGCTGTTTTTATACCCATCCTTCGTTGAAGCACTGGTCACGGCACGTAAGTTCGAAGCACACCGTCCACAGAACGCGGCGAAGAGGTACTGAGCAGGTTAAAAGAGAGCAGGTTGATAACCCGGACGGGCGGTGGTTTTGTCATTACAGACAGCGGATAAAAAATCGCGGGCAAGGCGTCCGCTGAGGCCGGTGTACCGGAAACGTAAGTGACATCATTATGCGCGTTTGACGGGATGACGAGCCTGTATAGTCATCAACGCTTCATTTCTTCAGCACGAGGTTTGCCATCGTAAGATTCAGGCATAAAAAAAGCAGCCTTAACAGGCTGCTTTAGTTGGGAATTTTGGTCGGCACGAGAGGATTTGAACCTCCGACCCCTGACACCCCATGACTATGCTTAAAATCCTCTGAAACCCGCGCCATTACTGGCTTCGTTGGTGTTTTGACTGGCTAAACAAACAGTGGATTTTCTGCAAATCTCGCCATATGCACATCAAGCACTTAAGGGTGGTTTTACCATCACCCAACCTTAATTTCAGCATGTGGCACAGCGACCCAATCCAGATGGTTTTGTGTATAAACTCGCGTGGATTTTGCATCGCTGTGAGCCATTCTGGCTTGAGGGTCGATACCTTGCTTTTCAAACAAATGTGCCGCGAGCGCACGTATTTCATGGAACGTTGGCCTTTCTTCAGCAGGGTAAGCTGACGCTACACCTACGCGATCTCGGAGCTCAGAGAACGCTCGGCTCAGATATGACGGAACAACCTGAGTTGGGTGGTTTACTTCTTTACTGATAGGGTTGCTATTTTTTTCAGGTAAACGGTGGACGATATACGGACTGGCTATACGATCCCGGCTATCGTCTATTATTCGCTTAAGCTCTGCTCCTATCGGTATCGCTACATGCGAGGATTCTTTATGCTGAACTTTTTGCCGATGGATGTAGAGGACACCGTAAATATCGTTTTGCGGAACGTCGTACCAAACACATCCACATACACCCGCCCGTGGTTCTTTGATTGTATATTTAATTCTTGTAACTTCTAATCGTGCCTGTGTAGTTTGAAGAGCTAAATCCATAGCTGTCCTGAGCCAAGGATCAGCAGATTCTCGCATAAGTTTAAATTCAGCTAAGCTAAGGCGGCGTCGTTTTTTACTGTCTTTTGGTCGCATTTTTTTCCGCATGGCAGGGTTGTCATGCATTAACGACTCATCTACTGCATAACTGAATAGCTTTTTAAGAAAGCTAACCTTACGGTTCTGGACGTTAGCAGATGATGATGCGTGATACTTTTGGATATAACCATTAACGTGCTCAAGATCTATATCACAAGCTGGCATCGTGAAAAATTCTTTGACGCGAATTATGTCGTTGTTCCAAACGTCTTTCGTAATAGGGGCTGGCTTTTCGTCTTTTACTGCACGCGCTAAGATGCGATCAGCATAATCACAAAATGGATTGGCTTCTCCGCTTACACCGCCAGATTCACGAATAAGGCCAGCCAAAGAAACAACAGTTTCTGGCCTCATTTGGTTGTTGTATTCGCGCGCGATAGCAATTGCCATTGACCTATCGGCGCCAAGGGACTTACGCTTACCAGTAATTAATGTGAAGCGGTAAACACCTGTAGCCACGTCAAAATAAAGATGGTCAGGTAAATGGCGGTTATCTCTTTTTCTTGGTCTTGCAGCCACTTTATGCCTCGTTAATCAACTTCTGTACTACATGTGAAACATCGCTGCTCACACCCCATTTCTCTGAAGAACAAACCCAAACAGCTCCATCAACCACCTTTCCCTTAAGCCTACCATTCTCAACCCAGCGTTTAATTGTTCGATTATCGGGTTGAGAGCCAGCCTCAAATTCACGCTGGCCCCATTTGCTCGCCTTCATTAATTTGCTCATGATATCTCCACTCAGCCTGCTGCATCAGGCTATATCAAGCTGTTAGCAGGTCTTTAACTGCACTTAGCTTTTGCTGTGCAGTCAGTAATGACTTTGCCAGAAAGATGACCACCTCTTCGTGGTCTTTCCCGATGGTTGACGGCGGTAAGCCCTGCGCCATATGTTCGATATCGCTGTGATTCATCTGTATCTCCTGCGCCGATGGAGGCGAATTTATTCCAGACAGCCCGGATACCAGCCGCGGCTAATTAGCCGGGCGCGCTTCTCAGCTGCGATGATGTTCTGCTGACGCTTGTCCTCGCCGCGCTCTGCAAATGAGCAGCGGCTGATAATCATGGTTTCGGGATGGGAGCGCGTGATGCGCCGGGTGCTGACCAGCGTGTAAGTAAAGTCGGTGCAGCCATCGACCGGCACCGGCGCGCTGGCTTCGATAACGACCGTTTTGCCTCGCAGACAGCCGCGCATCAGCCCGTTAAACTCGCCGAGCGTCATATGAAAAAGGGCGCTTAATTCGCGCCCTGTACGTGGTCCCTTGGAAAGCTGCCATGCGACCTTTTCCTTAAAGCCGCTGTTGGGGTGGGTGTTGCGACGATACTGTGCGAGCTTACGCATTGGCGGCTCCGCCTTCGTCCAGTTCTGCTTTGCGCAGCAGGTAAACATCGGTGGCTTTTTCGAGCGTGTCAGCCTCATTCGCCAGCATGCGTGCCGCGTATTTGTAGCAGCGGTCCAGACCGGCAACGTTTTCCGCTTCAGCTGCAGCGGTGGTGAAATCGGCAAGCAACTCGACCGGCGTGCGCGCTGGTGCACTGGTGTTCGTCGCCGGGTTAATTTCGCGCTCGGGCTGTTGTGCTTCGGGCTTGCTGTTGATCAGGTTGTTCAGATCCGCACGGCTGCGTGCCGGGGTGACGTCGCGTTCCGCGCGCTGCGCCGGTTCGAACTCATCTGGGGTGTAAACGCCGAGAATCACGTCAGGGCAGTAGAGGCGCGCCCAGTATTTGACGGCCAGATAAGCCAGCTGCTGCTTCGGCGCCGTTTTCCATAGCGGGGAGTTACGCGTGGTGACGTACTCCATAAATAGCGGTTCCCCCCAGGTGATTTCCGTTTCGCCGCGCAGCACTGCGCCGACGCGAACAAACAGGCCGCGCTCGTTGGCTGCATTCGCTGCACCAGGCTTGAATTTCCCCCAGTCGCCGCCGTATTCGTATTTAAAACGCCCCTGAACGGCTGTTGAGCTGGTGATGACTGCATTAACCAGTTGCGCCTCATAGCCCAGCGTTCCGTTAACGAGATGCGTTTTTTGCGCCACCGCATATGGATTCATTCCCCACTGGGCCGCCTGTAACGCAATTGCCAGGCAATCAGCAGGTTTCCCTGCCAGGTGGGCTGGCACTGTTGCACGACCTTCAGCCATGACATTGGCGAAAGCCTGTAACTTTTGCAGGCCGCTCGGGCTGAAGATTGCCGCTTTGGTGTCGGCCTCGTTGACCGGCGCGTGCGTAATTTCGTTGCTCATGCGTAATCCTTCCTTTTGGCCCAGTCCGGGCGCGTGATTTCTTCGATGCCGCCCCAGTTACCGGTCAGCATGCATTCGTGATAGGTGGTCAGGTCGCGGCGGAACAGGTCATAGCCGACGGCAACATCGTCCTCTTTCAGCTGGAAAGTGCGTACCGGGTACCGGCCGCAGTCGATCGACTCGCTGACGGCGATGAATACGAAAAGCGGGTATTCGCCGAAGTGCTTACTGAAGCCCTCGCGGTAGTAGGCGTCCTGAACGTGATAGCGGAACTCTTCGACGTGGCGGGCAAAGCGGGACATATCAGCCACTTTCTTCACGTCGACGATGACGGGCTGGCCGGAAAGAAACTTGTCTGGCCGGATCCGGCAAAGCTCGCCGGTTTGCTCGTCGTTCCAGTAGATTGATGCTTCCTGATGGCCTTCAGCTTCCAGCAGCCAGCGCGCGGCCGGATGGGCGAGGGCGCTGGCGCGCATCAGCTTCAGCTTGCGGCCTTCCTCTGCATCCATTACCGTCATGCCCAGCCCGGCGCAGTCTTTCAGAAAAGCTTTCTCGTTCGCCTTTCCCTCGTTGGTGCGCCGGTTGAATTCTGGCGCCACGATGAAGCGGTTATCGAATTCCTCGGGCTCCAGCAGCAGGCAGTGCAGGGCGGTACCCATATCCAGCGCGGCTTTTTTCTCTTCGTCTTCTGGCGCTTCTTTGCGCCACTGAAAGATGGCCGGGTTGATCGCGATATCGTCCAGCTGCGATTTGCTGATGCCAGGGCCGCGGTGATAGTCCTCGTTGCTGATGTCGAAATAGATGCCAGGCTCCATCAGGCAGCCTCCATATTTCCGTGCCTGCGGCGGTAAACGCCGACAGCCATATCCCACTTCACAATCATCGTGACGTAATCCCAGACAAACGTCTGAGCCATCTCCTGCGCGTCTACGTCGTCCTGAGCCATCTCTACCAAGCCGAAGTCATAATGCTGAGAAAGGAATACTGTCATGGCATTTTCTGCCGGATTAGATTTGCTGCGTTCGACGATCCGCTCTACTTCAGACTGAACGCGCTCATTGTCTTGCTCAGTGAACCCTTTGATGATCCGCTGAATTTCTTGCTTATCCTTCCATGTGAGTTTCATCGCTTATCCCCTAAACCGAACGCTTTCAGCATCTGATTGATGAAAGTGAAATCCTTCGTTTTCTCCAGCATCTCGCGCTGGCGCTGCAGCTCTTCCTGCTGTTTGCGGTACTGTTCTGCAGGTGCTGGAGCGCTCATGGCTGGCCTCTCTGATTCAGGGTGTCGATAAGGGTGCGCCAGCCAGTGCGAAGTCGGCTGACAAGTCGGTCGAGTTGGGACGTGTTGAAACAGAAGCCACCCATGTGGGTAGCCCCAGCGATAGCAAATGCTTGCATGGGTGATTCCTTGGTGTTGGTTAGTTGGATGGATCAGTAGGTGATGCGGATGGCGCTGATAGTGCCTTTGGCGATAGCTGTGATGACTGCAATCGCCTGCTCTTCAGAAAGCCCGGCAGATGCGACCAGATCAGCTTTGGCCTGATTGTTGATGGCCTTGCGATGCTTTACGTCGGCAGCGCGCGCTGCAGCTTCGTCAGCGATGCGTTTCTCTTCAGCCAGGCGGGCATCTTCTGCTGCTTTCGCTTTGCGCTGCTCTTCGGCGATCGCTGCCTGCTTTTCACGCTCAGCCTGCTCGCGCGCTTCCTGCGCCAGCCGGGCAGTGCGTTCCAGCGCTTCGTTGGCTTCACGCTCTGCGCGCTGCTCTGCCTCAATACGATCGCGCTCGGCCTGTTCGGCTTTTGCTTTCAGTTCGGCTTCACGGCGTGCTGCAGCTTCACGTTCACGCTGCGCAGCGGCTTCCGCCTCCTGTCTGGCTTGTTCCGCCGCCTGACGCTTCAACTCTTCTTCATGGGCGATGCGCTGGCGCTCGGCTTCCGCTTTGGCTTCTGCCGCGTCCCGGTCGAACTTATCGTTCAGCAGCAGGGCAAGCTCATGATCGGCTTCAATCTGCTTTTTCAAAGCTTCGGCGGCTGCGCGCTGTTCCGCTTCAGTGCGCAGGTGCTCTTCTTCAGCGGCTTTCTCCGCAGCGATACGATCCTGCTCCTCTTCCCACTCCGTCAGCGGCCGACGCACTTCGTCGCGAAGCGTGTCGCACTCGATGACAAAGCGGCGTAACTCAGCCTCGACAATCTTGGGCTGCTCTTTCAGGCGCTTCAGATATTCACGGCCGGGCTTTTCAACCGCCGTTTTGCTGCGCGATACCTGCGCCGCTAGCGATGCGACGCGTGTACGGCCTTTAGCAGTGCTCAGGTCCGGCACCTCGTTTACTGACTGGCGAATCTGATCCAGAAACTTATCCAGACCGTTCTCAACATACAGCGCGGGAGCCTGCTCGGGTGTTACCTCCAGCACTGCTAAATCCGTGGTCTCGCTCATTGTTCTCTCCTGAGTACGGGTAAAAAAATGGCCCCTGCATTCCGCAGGAGCCAAAAGCGCAAATCTCTCGTAACGTCATTACGCGTCTGGTGCGAATGCACCGTCATGACCTGTCGCAACAGGCCATTGCGGTGTCACTTTCACGAATAGTGGACATAAAAAAGGCCGCCTAAGCGACCTGGTAAATTCGCGGATCATTAAAAGTCTCGATGCAGGCACGTTGGCCTTGTGGCGCAATCAGAAAACATGCGCACATAGCGAGACATGAAGTTGATTTCACGCGTTGTGAATGGCTTCCAGTCGCTGACCAGCCAGATTTTGAAGCATGCATGACGCTGTTCAGTGCTTTCGTTGTAGCGCTCGCGGAAATGACGAGCCAAATAATGTTTGCTCATGCTTACCTCACTTAATGATGTGTGTTGCGTCTTTGCGAACCTTGCGATGCCCGGCGCTGTAAATCGCTACTGCGGGCAGGCACATGGCGCCATCTTCGTGCTTTTCGCGAAGGCTCGGCGCAGATACAGCGCGCGAAACACGCTCAGCACTGAGGTCAACGCGGGCTTTACCTTCTGCCGCTTCTGCACGGCGTTTTGCAATCAGTTCGCCACGCTTGAGGTAGCGACGGCTGACGCTGTTGTTAGCTGCAAACATATTTACCTCCGGTAATTGGCTTAGGTGTCGACTGCTCATCGCGTGCCGCCATTAGGCGGCGCTGGCTACAATCCCTTTGCGCACTAACGCATGGTTGAGCAATCGACCCAAAGCCAACTGCTCTTTGGTCTCCCACAAGGGCGGGAGAAATAAACCCCATCAATGTTAAAGAGCGTCGGCGTCCTGCCGTGTACTGCGTTGCGTCCTGCTGATGGGCTTATAATGTACTTGCAGTTCATGCTTGTAAAGTACCTAAAGTACATGAATTAGGAAAAAGAAGTTCACAAGCAGTTATGCCTATGAACTTTAAAGAAAATTATTTTTTCAGCCGAAACGGCGAAGATCTATAGATTGGCGGATGAGAACTTTGCCCATGACAAAAAGCTGATCTTCCTCATCATTTTCAATAGCCCATCGTTCGTAAGCTGGGTTGTCTGAGATGACAACAAGCTTGTCTTTGAGCATCTGAAGGCGTTTTACATGAAGAGAGCGGCCAAAAACGAAAACGTAAATCCCGTCACCATCAAAGTGATTCACATTGATATCGACAAAAATTTCATCGCCTGGATTAATCGTGCCTTCCATGCTGTCGCCGTTAACCGTGACGACTTTAACGCTCTCTTGTGGTCTGCCATTAAAAAGAAAACGACCTTGCTCTGTCGTGTATTCAATAGCGCGAATCTTTTCTACAAACTCATTTGTTAGCATCGTCCCTGGCCCCGCACTGGCTTGGACATCAAGAACATCAACGCGATAGGAATCAGATGTCCGTTTAAGATGATCTGAGTCTATACCATCGGTATCTGTATATCCATACAGGTACTGCGCTGTAGTTCCAAGTAATTTTGCTAACTGATCCGTCATGGCTTGCCGTGGGACAGATTCACCGTTGAACCATTTACTCACCGCCTTTGGTGTGACCTTCAGTCTGGCAGCTATCTCAGCCTGCCTCCCATAAGTACCTATTCCCGCTTTATCACAGGCCAGCGCAAGCCTCTGCGAGAAACTTTCACGCTCTTTTCCTTGAACCATAAGTTCAAGCATATATTTAGTTGACTGTACTTTCAGTTCCGACATACTATGAACTCCAAGTTCAACTGCAGGAGACTCACATGAACGTAATTACGTTGGGAGACGTTATTAAAGGCGTTCGAGTATCTGTTGTGGCTGATATTTGCGGCCTGACCCCCAAGGCCGTTTACAAGTGGATTGAGCGGGGTTCCTTACCTCGCACTGAGTTCACTGGTGAAACGGACTACGCAGGAAAGATCGCCAAAGCATCGGGCGGCAAGTATTCAGCAGCAGAGATACGACGCATCAGTAAGCAACAATTCGCCGCGTGACGAAATGTACTTCAAGTACGTTTGAAAAGTTCTAGAAGCACCGCTCTTTAACACTCTGAAACCCGTCCCCGCCCGTGTGGGGAAACCTTAAGTGACTTGCTCACTGCAATGTCACGCAACCAATTAACCAACAAGAGAATTATCCACGATGGAACATGCAACTCAAAGCAAGAACGCGCGCCGGATTGAGTCGGTGCTGTTGAACAAGCTGGCGTCTATCAGTCAGAAGACATTCGCCGAAAAGCTGGGGATTGCGGAGTACCAGGTAAGCCGCATGAAGAAGAACTTCTTCCGCCAAATGTCTATGGCTATCGACATCCTGGAATACGGAATTGTTGATGACGATGCGGCCCAGCTCGCTAAAGCCGTGGCGAAGGAAGTGGCCCTGATTCTGGGCAAAGACAAAGCCGAGATGAATGCTTTCGATGCGTAA